AGTTGTGTGCCACATCCATCGAGAGCGCCTGGAAGAATTGTTCTCTCACCATCGTCATGTGCTGTCTCTCCTATGCCGCTAAACTTATCCGCCCTGCACCGAGGTCTGCAGCGGGTTGAACCGGAAGCGCACGCGACCGTTGGTGATGCCAGTCACGGTTGAACCGGAAACAAGATCTTGGGGATTCAAGCTCACGATGGTGAGCACGGTGTTGGTGCCTGCCGTTGCTTTGGCGAGGTCAACATACCAAAAGTTATTCGAGTCTTTGGTCAGACCGAGTTGCGTTCCAATGATCGCGGTCGTAGCGTTGAATGTGCTGCCGCTCGATGCATCAACTTGCGCTTCGAAAATGGTATCCGTAACCGCGAGCTGAACGAGCGTCAATCCATCTGCGTACGGAGCGCCGTGAAAAATATTGACCGCGCTGGGCTGATTGGGAACCGAACCGAATGTCGAAGGTGCTCCGGGAAATCCTACGGATCCGTACAACGACGATGCGCCGAGACCGGCGGATGCGTAGTTGTATCCCTGCACCGGGGCGATGCCAGTTATGAGGTTCGAAGGGCCGGTAGTCGCGTTTCCTACCGTGCCGCTCCACACGACCATCGCGCCGGAAGATTCCATGACAGGGGAGCCTGCGGTGTACGTCTGGCCGCTGCCTTGCAGATAATTAAAAATCTGCTCTTGGTTTCCAGACACCGTGGCGACTGCGAGAATCGGTGAGTGCGTGTTTACGTTCGGGTTTGCCATTCAACTGTCTCCTATTCGCCGGGTGCGCGACCCAATCCCTGAACTTCTTTCAAAGCCTGTGGCGTGTGGTAGTAGGTCATGTCTCTCTCGTCCACGCCCTGACGCCGACCGCTCATCGCTACGGCACGGTATCCTTCGATGCTGCCCTTCGCTTTCGCTTGGGCCATCGCTTCCGCAAAGCGCATGTACAGCTTGTGTTTGTGAATCTTCATCAGCACCAAATCTTCCTGCTCAAGTGCTCCGTCTTTGTCGTTGAGTCCGTGGAAATACGATTCCAAATCTTCCACTTTCGCAGGAACGAAACCGAGTGCGCGGGCCACGCCGACGCGTGAACCGTGTCCAGCTTTCTTGTTGAACCAGTGACCAGCCCACTGCTTGTCTTTGAAAATAACGGTGAGATTCTGCGGGACACGACCGGCCTGCATCACGGTCTGAATCGGAAGATCGTAGTAATCCTGCTCCGTCATCTCTTCGAGGGGCTTCGGGAGAACCGTGATTTCCTTGGCTTCGTCGTCGCCTTCGAAAAGCGACACTTCGTAGCGATAGAGAATCCGTCCATCACCGGCGCGGAAGGCATTCGGGTGTTCCAGCGGAGCGTTACTTCCCATCGTTACGTTCTTGGGCTTCGCCATCAATGCGGCCTACCCTTCCACGAAGCGAGATCGATGGTTTCACCTGCTCCAGTCCTGCGGTCCATGCGGTCGCGGATGAACGCCATGTCCTTCAAACTTTTTCCACGTTCTTTGAAGAACGATGCCATCTCGTCAGAGAAACCAAAATTCGTGTCTTCGGTCGTGCCATCGGCACGCACGCCAACGGAACTCGCGCCCAGCAGCGAAGGGAATTTACCCTCTCGAATCTCGCCTCTCCGAACCTTGTCGCCAAGAATTTGGTTGACTGCGGACACCCAGAAATTAGCTTGCGCCCTGAGATTCACGGGAGCCTTAGCGGCCAAGTCAGCCGCTTCCTTCGGATACTGTCTGAAGAAACCAGCCAACTCGGGATTCTGGCGGGCCTGTAATTCGGCCATCTGCGCCTTAATCTCATCTTGAGACATCCGCACGTCCCTGTTGGCATCCCGCAAAAACTCGCTCGGGTTGGCCAGTAGGCGTACTGCGTCCTCGTCGGCACTCGGGGTTACAGGAGTTTCGATCTTCGGAGCAGTCAGCGCGGCCAGCGAGTTCTTGATTGTTTCCAGCGAGGCGTTCTGCTTATCTACAGCAGCCTGCACAGCGTTGAAATCTTCTTTCGTTGCGGCTGAGTCCAGTTTGGACTTCAGGTCCTCGGGTTTCATCCCGAGAATCTCTTCAGCGGATAGTTGTTTCTGAGGCCAAGCCATACAGGACAGATACTAGTAGTCCTGTACATTGTCAAGGTTTTTTCTCACTATGAGACTAGGTATGTTATGGTACGCCTTAGTCATGCCAGTACCCATCGAAGTCCCTATAGCCAAAGAGTTCGGCAAGTCCATTGTCGAGGAAATCGACAAATATTGGGTCGAACGCCTTGAAAGCATGAAACGCGGGTTGCGGGAAATCCGCGAAGAAAAGATTACCAATTGGCGCAAGGTCTACAACGGCACGCCGCGTGAAAAAGTAAAATCCTTCCCTTGGCAGAACGCGTCCAACGTCGTCATTCAGACTGTCGGCAGCTACGTAGACCAACTCACCGCAAAAATTGTGATGGGCACCATCGGCAGCGATCCGTTGTGGGTTGCTGATATCCTCGGCACTTGGCCGCGCAACGAGAAAGCAGAGGAGCAACGCGCTGCCATCCAAGAGTGGCTCCAGTTCTCAGGAATCGAGCCGGAATATTTGAACCTGATGGAGAAGTACCCCATCTGGATTCGCACGATGGTGAAGTACGGGCTTGGCGTGATGAAACTCATGCCTGAGATTACCGTTGAGCAGGTTGCGGAAACGGAATCCGCTGATGGCTACGTGGAGTGGCGCGAATACACGCGGCACGATGGCCCAGTTGCCCTCCCGCTTCTCTTTGAAGATTTCCTGCTCCCTCCCACGCAAAAGGAATTGCACCGCTACCCGATGGTCGCGCAACGCGCCATCATGCAGAGGTTTGAGGTAGAGCGTTTGCAGTACGACCCCACTTTCGACAAGAAGGCGGTGAAAGAAATTCTCAGCCGCCCCGACCGCGGCGGCCCAGAAAAGACACAGCGCGACATTGAAGACGAGACGGGCGCCAAATCAGATTTAGGCGGACCGCTCGGTGACCAGTGGGACATCTACGAGTGCCCCTTCACGTACAACGTGCGCGGTAAGAACTTTTCGATTATCTACACCGGGCATCTTGAATCGAAAAAACCGCTGAAGAGGGTATTTAATTGGCTTCCCGACAATTCTATCCCATACGTGACGGCACGGCTTGGCTCCGATGGAGAGCGCGCCTACGGTTTTGGTTTCTGCGAAATGTTGCAGGACTACCAAGAGGAAGTTACGGCGATTCACAATCGCCGGGGGGATGCGAGTACATTATCGAATACGAACATATTAAGAGTTGGAAGCGGTACTCAGCTTGACTCGCAATTCTCGATTTATCCCAACGCAGTTATCGCAGGCGAAGAAGGCGCGATTGAAACAATCCCGCTCGGGCGCAACGCCAACGAAACAATTAAAGACGAACAGCAAACGCTTCAACTCGCCACGGACCGCGCCGGAGTCGGACCGTCATCCAGCGGAGCAGGATCAGGAACGGTAACTAAGAAGGGGCAGTACACCGCGATGGGTTCCTTCCCAGTGATGCAGGAAGGGAACACGCGAGCCAACCTGAACATCACCGAGTTCCGCACGTCGCACTACATCCTAGGCCGAAAGAAACTCTTGTACGATGCCACGTTCGGCATTCCTGAGAACGTAATCAAGATGTTCGGCGAGCGGGCTCCGCATCTGCGCAAGGCTCTAAAGAACGTGCGCGACGGAAAGATTTTTCTGCCTATCCGCGCAGCGACGGGCAGCGTCAACAAGGAAATAGAAAAGCAGAACCTGATGCTGATGCTGAACAACCTGCGAGCACACGGGCAGCAGATGGCTCAGTTGCTTCAGGCGCTCGCCAATCCACAGAACCCTCCCGAGATTCAACATTTTCTGTCCAGCTTTGCTCTCACATCGACGTACACGATGCAGCGCATAGCCAAAGAATTTGGCTTCGAGGACCCGTCATCCGCTGTTCCGAATTTGCTTGGCTCTATCGAGGATCGCGTCATAGCCATTGAGAAGCAGTTTCAGCAGGCCAAGGCGCAACAGATTGCCCAGAGCATGCAACAGGGGCAGCAGCAACAAGGTGGTGGCGCTCCGCAGCTCCCCGCGCAGGCGGGTGGTGGGACTGGCGAGCAGCCGGGTGTCCAACCTGGGGTTCAACAGGAATTGAGAGAGGGGCTACCGAATGACCGCCCACAGTGACCGAGTTGTTCTCAACCTATCGGTAGCGGACGAACGCTACACAATGGCGATGCCCGCAGAAAAATGGAAAGAAATTTTAGAGGCAATGGACGATGAGCGACCAGCAAAACGAAGTCAACGAGATCAAAGCAAAGGCGTGGAACGACTGCATCACGCCTCGGCTTGAAGCCATCCGTGGATGGTTCCACAGCGATACATGGAGCCATGGTGTCGGCGCGTATCTGTCCTACCAGAAGAACCAGCTACAGAAGAAACTGAACGCAGGATTGCCGAATCAGCGCGACGAAGATAAGCTGCGCGGCCAGATCGTCATGCTGGAAGAACTCCTCGACCTACCCGGCGTCATCGACAACCACATCGACACCGCGAACAAGCAGAAGAACACTCCCAAGGGCAATGCCGGATACTAGATTTGAATCGGTAGTGGAAACCGTTTCCACTACGCAGCCGAAACGCTGGAAAGAACTCCCCGTCGAGCAATCGTGGAGTCCCAAACTTCAAACGCAGGCTGTCC